CTCCCAGCCTTCCGCCCACAGCATCGGCAGGCCCGCTCGTCCCTGACATTCACCGCGGCATAGACGGAGCGGCGGATCGTCTCTCGATCGCGCTTCGCGTCTCGCTTGTCAAAGATGGCCGGGCGTGGCCTGGGTTGTGCGTTCGGAAGCATTAGCCGACCTTCTCTGATTTGTCGGCGTCCTCTGGGAAGAACCCCAGGTCTTTCCGCTTACTGAACGGGTCAACCTTTGGTCGCAATGCGCGCCTGATGCCGAGCAGTCGATGCTCCAATCGGCGCATCTCGCATTCGATATCGTCAAGCGCGAGGATGATGGCCTCGGTATTCATCGCTTCAAATCTCTCTGCAGTCGATCCTGAGTCTCCGCCTGGAACGCTGACGCCTCTCGACCTCGGAATACAGGTTCCGGCTCAAGCGGTTCGGCGCCCGCCGGCCAGCGGTCGGTATCGGCTCCGCATTCCTCGCACGGGTTCGCATTCGTCATCCGATCGCACGGCCCGCAATACCGGCGTTTCATCTAGCCCGCCTTCCGTTCCTGATAGCCCCTGGTCACATGCGCGCCTACGCACAGCGTGGAATCGTCCGCGCCGATCGGGAAGGCATGGACATAGCCGCACGTCGTAGGGAGCCTCCAGCGGGCGCGCAGGGCCTCTGTGACGGCTTCCGTGGGGTCCTCGTACTGCTTCCCCTTGAACGCCGGCAGCGTGGGCCGGATCGTCTCCGCGAACGCCTTGACCATGTCGTCGGACCATTCCCGATGGTCGAACCGGACGCGCACGATCGGTAGGGCGTGATTCAGATCGCGGACTTCCAGCACGCACGACATCGGCAGTTCGTACATCTCGATCGTGAACACGAACGGGGAGAACTCGCCGGCTTGTGTGCCCCAGGCGGCATAGCGGCGGTAGCCCTCGGCGTGCCACTTCAGAGGGCTCATGCGGCGGCACCCTTCTCGCGGCGCATCGTCGCGCGGGGATCGCGCTTCGCCTCTCGCGCGACGGCACGCGCGTGCTCCTGCCGGACGTCGTCGCCCGCGTCCTCGAACGTGAGCCCGCCGAACTCCTGCCAAAACAGCTTCACATCCTCCACGAACTTATGGAAGCGTGTCACCTTCATGCCAGACGTGCGCCGGACGACCTCAAACTCGATCATCTCGCCGGTAGACGGATTGATCCGGGAGATCGTCTCGGTCGTGAACCGCGCGCACATCTCGTCGTGGATGTCTTCCTTGCACTGCCCGGTGTACTTCTCGATCTCGCCGTAGACGGCCTTACTCCACAGGTAGCGGTTCGCGGCACTCGACCGCTTCGCCTCATCCGTCTCGATCGTGAGCGTGGCCTCGCACGTCGGCCACGTCGCAAGTGCCGCGTCCAGCGCCTTGCGGTCCACGTCGATCCGGCCCTTGTGGACCTTTACGCTGATCGCGAACGAGAAGCCCTTGGACATCTAGGCCACGGCTCCAACTGCCAGCGCCAGCACCTTCTCGACCTCGACCTCGACTTCCGACAGAAACAGCGTGACCGCCAGCTCGTAGGCGGCTAGATCGAGATCGGCGCTATCGACCCGGACCCGGACCAGTTCCAGTTCTGGCTTGAAGCGGTCATCAAACGAGCAGATATCGCACCACCGCGCGCCCGTCAGCCAGATCGCATGGAGCGCCTGGCCGAAATACTCCTGTCGGAGCGTCTCCGGCGACAGGAAGTAATCCAGATGCGTGGCTGACTTCGGGCACTTGAGCTCCACGATGCCCGTAAAGACCCCCACGTGCCCGTCAGGCGAACAGCCGGCCTTGAGGGTCGGATGGCTCACAAACCCCACGCTGTTCACCACAAGCCCTGTCTGGGCTTCGTAGGCGGCAAACGCGGCAGGCTCGAGATCGGCCCCCCGCTGCATGTAGTGCGGCAGGTAGGGCACGTCATCGACGCCCAGCCCGGTCAGCCGCTCGCAGACGAGCCGTTTCCGGAGATCGCGCCGGACGGCCAATTCCCAGGTGCCGCGCTTCCGCTCCTGAATGACGGCGCCGGCGCACGATCCGGTCAGCAGCCCAACACGGAGCGCGAACCACTCTGGCGAACGCTGGGCCACGTCGTGAACGGTGAAGTTCATCGGACGGCCTCGGCGCGCGTTTTGATCTTCGCCCAGCCCTTCGGGTTGGTTTTCGTTAGGTGCTTCCGAAAGGCCACCGGGGAGGCGTCCCATACCGCCTGGAGCCGGGCGCTGCCCTCGTCGGCTGTGACTTCCATGTCGCCCAACCAGATGTCATAGCCCTTCGGTGGCGCGACGTCCTCCGCGGGCGCGCGGCCCGCCTTCCGCCCGTCGTCGTCCAGTCCGCGCGTCTCGATGTTCAGGAGCGCGATGGTTGTGTAGCGCATCCCATAGGAACGCGTCGACCCAATCGCCTGGATGTCAGCCTTGCCGCCAGACTTGTCTGGGGGGCATATGAACTCGTCCGGCTCGCTGTGACCGGCGCGATGCGACAGGATGCCGACGATCCGCAGCCGGCCGTCCGGCATGGTTTCGTTGCGGTGTCGGACGGCAAAGCCGTGCTTCTGAAGGACCGGACGGATCGCCGCCTGGATGTCCTCGTATTTGGAGTACTTGCTGCGCACCTTCCCGTCGACAAGGATCGCGCCCTTCTCGTCAATGACCGGCAGTTCCCCCTGCATGTCGGCAAAGGCGGCATCGAACGCGGCCTTGGCTTGATGGCGCATGATGCGCTCCTGAAACTCGATGATCTTCTCGATCTTTTGGACGTCGACGTCCTTGTTCGCGGCCAGCCGTTCGATCACGGCCGCGATAGCAAGGCCCTCGGACGCTGGCGCCTCAGCCGGAACCGTGGAGCCGAGCGGCGCCGTCACAAGGTCCAACACGAGCGGGGTCTGTTTCGTCGCAACTGCTGTCATCTAAACCTCTTGTCCTGAGAGTGCCGCCAGTAACTTCACCAGACGGATCACCCGCGCCGCCCCGTGCTTCTCGATCAACACCATCAACCCATCCGTGACCGAGACGAGTTCCGCGTCAGCCTCACTCTGATAGAGCTCGGGCGGTACCGGGATCGATGGTTGCAGATCGACAGGTGCGAACTCGTGCATGTGCGGTTCCTCGATCACGGGCTCACGCAGGACCGGTTTGGGTGCGCTGGGATGAACGAAGCATTTCGCCGGTTTGCCGTTCATGACCGGCATCCTTCCGTCAACGCGGATCCCGACCGGACCGGATCCACACCCAGGACAATCACCACCGTGCGATAGCAGTGCGTACACCGGGCGACTTCATCCGCCTGGAACTTCGCAATCGGTGTCCACGGTCCCAGGTTGTGACCTCGCTGAGATGCCGCCCGTTCAGCCCGCGCACGTTCGCGGCTCAATCTAATCCCCATCGCATCCGCGAGTCGTTGGGCACCGTGGGTAAAGTCGGTGATGCTCTGGTAGACGGCTGAGTGCATGGTCTGTTTCCTTTTTACGCGATGGGTCGGCCTTACCTGATTCGGACGTCGTTGCTACCGCAGGGACGGTTGCGCTCTCATCCAACGCCTCAATGAAGCGGCCGACGAAGCACGTAGATGAATGCGGGAGACCGCCGCAGTTGCCGCATCCTCCAGACGGATGCCGCTCATATTCGGTGTAGTAGGCGATGAAATCTCTGGCGACGTCTGACACCGTTACCACGGCATCTCCTCGTGCTCGACCGGCTTGCCTTCAGCATCGGTGACAGTGAACGACCGCTTGCTGATTTCTTCCAGTTCGGCCAACACGCGCTCTTGAGACTTCGGCTCCATGCTGTAGATGGACGCTGCGCCGACGTAGCGCGTTTCTTCGGGCATCTCCGAATCAGTGACGCGCCAGCCCTCTTTCGCGTAGTCGCCGCCGAGATACTCGCCTGCCTCAGCGATCCGCGTTCGTGCTTCCCTGGCCGGAGACACCACCTTGAACAGAACCGTCTGGCCGAAATGCTCGGTAGTGACGTAACCCGCGTAACGCTGGTGACCCAGCACGTTGACGATTGCCCAGCCCTCAAAAGCCGCTTGATTCTCGGTCATTCGTATCTAGCCTTTCTCGGTCGGTGGGCGCGTGGATACTGAAGGTGAATGGTCTATAGACTCCGCGGAGCGCGTCAAAAGCTAGTCGGATAAGTCTCCCCGTATGATGAAGTACAGGTTCAGGAGGAACCAGCAGAAGAGACCGGCCAAGGCCAGCCACTTCATGCGCGACCTTCAGCTTTCTTGATGGCCGCACGGCACTGCTCAGCGAGCGGGCTGCGATAGTCGATTGACAGGGTGATACGACCACCACCGACGCCGTCGATCTGTTCGTTCTCCATGATCGCCTTGAGCGCCGCCAGTAACTCAGGAGCTGACGCGATCAAGCGGGCGTTGGCTTCCTGTGTCCGTGGCTTGCCGAAATTCGCTCCACCTTGTCCAACCCATGCGACCATCCCGCGCGTAGGCGTGCCGCCGGTAGGGACACCATTGATGACAGCCACCACGGCAATGCCGCGCTCTCGGTCGTCGCGCTCTTGCGTCTCCCAAGGTCCTGCCGTGAAGCCTTCTCGGACGGTGGCTGCGTGTTGCGGAGTCGACGCCTTCTCCGCCC